AACACCACACAAACCCCCAGGAAACAACAAAAAAGAGGGGCCCAGGACACCGCCCCGCGCAACGCGCAAGACAGCACCCCAGGCCCCTCAGAGGCACCCAAAACAGGCACCTAAACAGCCATCATCACACCTCATCCAACCCGTCCCCAAGAGGACGCCCATTCAGCCTCACACACATGCGGCGCACAGCCTCCAACTCGATCTGAGCGACCCGAGACCGCGACACCCCCAAGCGGGCCGCAACCTCATGCTGCTCCCACCCCAGAATATGGCGGCACCCCACCACATTCCGCTCAGCCTGCTCCAAACCCCAGTACGCGCGCTGCACGTCAGCGCACATCGCCATCAGCGTCCCACCCTGAGACGGGTCCGACGCCGCCCGCGGCATCCCCGCCTCCACATGAGTGTCCGACAGGCGCACACCCCATCCGCGCTGCTTATCGAACGCAGCGGGTAGGAGCTTCACGATCATTCCCGGCTCGTACACTACGCCGCACCCCCCAGGGGGGCGGGAGAGAAGTCCCACGGCACCTCGCGCTCATGGTGAGCGTAGTCCGGGTATTGCTCGAACAGGATTTGGGAGAAACAGTTCACAAGCCCCGCCTCGCCAGCAACCGTCCACTTATGCGAGACCTTCTGCGCCCGAGCCCACGCCCGCCCCCACAGGAACCCCATGACCTCCTCAACAGGCACACGCGACCGGCGCGAAAACCACTCCATGCCCTTCCGGTACGCGCGCCAGAACACGCTCGACTCGTCCGCCGCATCCGCAGGAATCTCCTCCAGCGGGCACGAGGGCCCCTCACGCAGCAGCTCCCTCACGCGCTCACGCGAAAAAACGCCATTACTCATAATTGTTTCCTTTCAAATAGTTTTCATTCGAGGCCGATAAGCCCGCGGACCCCCGCGGCGCCCCGCTCAACAAGCAGAGCGTTCACATCCATCCCGCGGGGCACGGGCGCCCGCGAAGCCAGAGAGAGATCGCGGCTGATCTTCCGCCAAGCCTCGTCCCCCGCCTCGTCGCCATCAGTCCACACGGTCACCCGCTCGCACCCCTCGAACAAGAGCACGTACCACGGCTTCCACGTAGACGCACCAGGCAGCCCACAAGCCAGCAAGCCGCACTGAGCGAGCGACAAGGCATCCAACTCCCCCTCGCAAATGTGAGCGTGAGCGGCGCCAGTAATGAGCCTCGCGTTGTACAGGAGAGCCCGATCCCCCGCGCGACTCGTGTACTTCGGACCACCACCGTCAAGGCGACGGAACCGCATCCCCACAACAACACCATCAGCATTCGCGTAGGGAATGCTCAAATGCCCCTGGAACGCTTCGTCTCCGGGGAGCGGATCGTCACCAACGAACCCGAGCCCCGCCGCGTCCACCAGCTCCGCGGAAAGCCCCCGCGCCGCCAAGTACTCCTTGACCCCACCGGCCCGACTGCGGTACGCCTCGTGCCTCGCCCGAAGTTCCCTCAACGCCGATTCCGACAGAAGCGGCATAACGTTCTGCATCCCCAAAAGATGTTGCCCCCGTTTCTTCCATAATCCAATTAGCCCAGTCCCCGCCCCGGTCACAGCCGAAGCAATGCCACAGGCCCCGGTCGAAGTCCAAGCTCAGGCTCGCATTCACGTCCCCGTGGAACGGACAAACGATCATGCCCCTGGAGCCGGGCGGGGCGTCCACGCCGAAATGCGCGAGCACCTGACGCAAACGCCCCGCCCCTCCACTGTCCGACCGGCCGCCGGGGGACTGGCCCCACCTCGCAGCCGACACCGCAGGCGCCCTCCTACAGCATGCCCAGCAGGCGCGCGAGGTCTTTCAGCCGCATCACCGCGTACCCCTCGCCAACCGGCTTCTGGCGGGCCTTCACGACCGCGACGGGCACTGCCCGCTCCTGTGGGAGCCCGCGGTTGTGGGCGTGCAGGGCGGCCTCGTCCTCCGCCTCGCGGAGGAACTGGGCGAGATCAAGCTTCCCCCGGTTCTTCGCCTCCACAACCACGCGCAGATCGCGGCCTGGAGTGCGGACCACGAGGTCTCCTTCGTCCATCGCGCCCATCTGACGAAGCGCCTCAGTGTCGAGCTCCCGCTCGCGCAAGTACTGTCGAACGTCCGTCTCCCATTGGGAGCCCTTGCGCTTACCCGGATTACTCATCGTGGTTTCCTTTCACATTCCTTGGTGGGGCGGCACATCCAGGCCGCCAACTAGCATTCCAAGCACGAGCCCAGTCACGAACCAAATCAGGCCAGCAAGCACTGTCATTCGCAATCTCCCCCACTGGGGAGAAGGACTCGCGCATCTTCGAGGCCGCGGCGGCACTGGCAGCCGCCACGTAGGCCGTCTCGCGCATACTCTTCCTCAAAATCCACAGAAGCATCAATGAGGGCCCTCAGGTCGCTTTCCATTGCCCCCACGACCCCGCTCAGCTCGCGGAGCGCGCGCTTCGTCCGCTCCCGGTCCCCCTCAATCTGGAACTGAAGGTCCCGCGCCCTCCAAGCCGCTTCGTCAGCGTGCCTGCGGAGAATGAACTCCGTCATGAAGAAAGCCCCAAGCGAAACCGCGGCCGCGACAACCGCAATAATCGTGCTCGTCATTGTTCCTGTTTCCTTTCAATCTCACTCACAGCCCCCACCTCGGGAGTTGTGCCAGCGACCCCGAACCACGTACGCGACGGATCAACCGCCAACGTGACAATATGCTCAGCACTGGGATCGCAGAACCCATCACGCTGCTTCACACAAGCAACGTGGAACTCTTTGTTAACCGGGTCCAGGCCAATAGTCAGAGTCAGTTCCGGCTTCTCAGCCATACCGTTCTTGATCTGGTCCCGGGAGGGCGGCCTCCACGGAGCGTTCTTTGCGTCCATTGTCTTATCCGACGCATGATGCAGAACGATCACCGTGCAACCGGTCGCCCGCGCAAACGACGTGATATCCTGCATCACGCCCATCTGCGCCTCGTAATCGGACTCCCCGCCGGCGAAATCCATCAGATTGTCGAACACAACAACCTGCGGATACGCATTATGCAAAAGAGCCCAGCAATTCAGCTCGTCCTCAACGCGGTCCCACGTGATCGGAGACCCGAAGGATAGTTGGATGGGGAGGCTTTTAACGGCCTCCTCTAGGGAGGCCCGCCCGCGGACCGAACCCATCAAAGCCTCGACCTCGCGGGACGGGCGCCCAGTGGCAATACTCGCCAACCGCGTCCCCGCCGTGAAAGGAGCCATGTCCGCACTGAAGTACAGCGTCGGAAGCCCCATCTGCGCAACCCAGAACAACGCGAAACCGCTCTTCTGGGTGCCGCTCCGCCCGGCCACCATAATGACCTGCCCCCTCCGGGGGACCACGCCCTCCCTGTACAGGTCCCGGAACCCCGGGACCCTGGGGAGCGGCTGGGCGGAAGCGACGCCACGGCGCAACGACTGGAATGGGCCCAGCCCCACGCTCCGCCTCCCTTAGAAGCCGAAGTCGGGGATCGGGGGCGCCGCGGGGGCGGGCGCCGAAGCCACAGGAGCAGGAGAAGCCGCGGCGGGCTCGTCGTCGAACGACGGGGCCTCGCCCGCCCGCTCAGCAGCCTCCACCAAGCCCATCGCGTACCGGATAGCCTCGTCGTAACCGGCCTGTCCCTCCTCAATGGGAATCAAATCCCAGTAGGCGGAATCCCTGCCCTGCTTCTTTCCAAGACGGAACGGGCCACAAAGGTTCCCGAGTTCGGCATAAAGGCCGTTTGCAATGGGCTTGTTGGTATCCCATTGGACGCCGATCATCACCTCGGGAGTCCCGTTCGTCAGGTCCGCTTGGGAATGGAAGACATGGGCGTCCATCAGGACGCGCTGAGACTTCACCGGGCGGCCCTTGTACTCGCGCTCCACATCGAACTCCACACTCCTGGGGATCAAGAGGATGGCGTGGGCGCTCGCATTGTCCTTGTTGTTGAAGTAGCGGTTGTTCTGGGGCAGCTTTGTCACAAGCTTCATGCTTGCCTCGCATTCTTTCGTTTTCGTCTGGTCTTGATTTGAAGATTGTTCAAGTCGAATATCAAACCGAACAATAGTAGTAGTGTCAGGAGGCGGACTTGGCCGCAGCGGCGAGCTCCCGGCCCCGCGCCTTCCACGCCTCCAACAGGAGCGGCTGGTTGTTCAACGTCACCGCGTACTGGCCCCACAGGGCCCTCACTTGCGCCACGTCAGAGCATGCCTGAATGGCGTGCAGGACGCCGATCTCGTTCTCCGAAAGGTTGGAGTAGGGGCCAGGCCCCTTGAATCCTCCGCGGCGCTCCTGGGTGGCGCTACCGGTGTCCTCGGGGTGGACGCCGTAATCAATCGGCCCCCCATCGTCCCCGATGAATCGGGCGTCGAACGTCTCCACGACGTTCCACTTCCCCGCCAGGGCCTTCGCCATCGCCAAGACGGCATCGGCCAACGGCGTCTTCTTCGGGTCCCAGTTCAGCCACCCGAACACGTCCGCCAAGGCACGCTCCGCCTGACAAACGCTGGGAGCCTCGATCACGATCCACGGGGCGTCGTAATCGCCCCCAGCTTTCATCGTGATCTTGACGGTCGCCGGGGTGGCCTCCGCGATCTCCGCGGCCCTGGCCGCGTCATCCGCCCACGGCGACATACTGCGCTCGCTCATACCATGTTTCCTTCCTTGTTGTTGATCTTGATAGGCCGTTCGACGGCAGGCACCTCGCCCGCCCGCGACCCGCCCACCGCGCGACAATACTCACGCACAGGGCAAGCCGAGCAGAACGACGAAGGGGAAGCGGTGAAGACCCCGGCCTCCAGGCCGCGGCCAACATTGCTCAGCCACGCGGCAATGAAGTCATCCCCCTCGGGAGGAGTGGGCACCCACTCCAACACGTCACCATCCATCCCCATCCAATAGGCCGCGCGCGCGACCGGCACACCCGCTGCCCGGAGCTGCGCCGCATACGCCTTCAACTGCGTTGAAGATTGTGGAGGATTCCCAGTCTTCAAGTCCACGACAACGTATTCGCCGTTCGCGTCCTCGAAAACCCGGTCGATGTACCCCACATAGGGGTAACCGCCGATGGGCTTGCGGACCTCCAGCTCGACGCCGGGCAGCCACTCGCCGTCGCGGGTGGGGAAGAGGGCCACCTCCAGACCCATTTTCTCGCGCCACTCCACCCAAGAATTAACGATCTGCGGCCCCCAGTAAAGGCACCACTCCTCATCCTTCTTGTTGGGGCCACCGCCCTTGCCGATACCCTTCTTCAGGGTCCGGCCTGACGCTCGGATTTCGCCGCCGCGGCGGGTGGCATCCTGTTTGGCCTTCTCGAAGGCGTGGAGGAACCCCTCGGGCTCGATCAGGGGGGCCAGGTTATCCGGCAGGGCGTCCACGTCAGCGAGGTCCAAGGCCTCTGTCACAGCGTGGACGGCGGTCCCCATGATGGTGACCCACCACGTGGACTTGTCCAGGCCGTAGACGCGCGACAGCCTCCACCGCTCCCCGCATTCCGCGTACCCGGATGCGGAGGAGTAGGACAGGTGGTTGATACTGCGCTTCGCTCGCACTGCGATTGACCTCCTTCCTTTCGGTTCGTGTTTGTCTTTGTTGACGGGCACTAGCTTAGGCACAAAGTGCATCTAATGTCAAACCGAACACTGTGGCGCGTCACACGCTCCAGTGTGGGGGTGGGGGAAGGAGAGCCCGGGGCCGTCAGAGCGGGAGCCGCTGCCTGTACGCCTCCAGGCGAATCCGCGAGAAGTCGGACACCAGGCACCCCGCATCATCCAGGAACGGGTCCCTGATCCACCACGAGTCAACCCCACGGCGCCGCGGCACCAGCACGAACGCCTCCTCATCGTGGTCGTAATCAACGACAAGGTTCTCCGACACCAGGCGCCGACGCAGCGCGGCCCCGAGGCGCTGCTGCTGGTCCGACAGTTCCTCACCCTGCTCCGCAGCGTCCAACGCCCGCAACCCCTGCGCGTAGTTCTGGTTCCGCGCGTCGTTTGATGTTATCCAGGGGATCGCCACGGGGCGGGGCTTCAGGCGCCGCCCACCGTTCCGCCGAAGGAAACGGGACCACATGCTCACGGACGTATCGACTCCGTGCCGCCGCTTGTACCAGTCCACCATCTGCTGGTACGTGAACCCACGGTCCCGCAGCAAGTGCAGGGCCTCGGCCTTGTCGATGATCTTGGTCGCTCGCGCCATGATCCCCCTCCTGGAGCCGGTGTTTCAGCACGTCAACACCAACTCTAACCGGACGGTAATCAGAAGTCAAGGGGAAACACCCTACCCCACAACAGGCCGCGACGCAACCCGACGCAGAGCCCGCGACCCGCGGAACACGCCGCCGCACGACACGCACCGGAACGCCTGGAACGCCGACACCCCCGTCAACGCCTCCCCGCACTCCACACGCTCAACACCACCACAATGAGGACAAGCCCCACACTTGTCCTCACGCCGATACAAGCCCATGTGCGGGCCGCCCACCAGCCACGGGCGCAACCGGTCATACAGGGCCTCAGTCAACTCCACATCCCCGCGATTGTACGTTTCCATGCGCTGCTGGGCGCCCCGGTCCCCTTCGAGGCACGCCGCCCAGAGGCCGTGCCCCTCGTGCGCGACCTTATGCCCCAATCCGAGCCGCGACGCAACATAGTCAAGCTTGTTCGACGGGAACTTGAACTGCCTGCGAACCACCGGAAGCAAATCCACCTGCTTATAAGGCGACGGCGCCCCCAACCCAGCCAACACGAACTCCCGGTTCAAATGCTTCACATCATACTTTTTACCATTATAAGTCACAAGCACATCGCACTCATCAAGAAGACGCCACGCCTCCTCAACCATGCTCTCATGCCCGCCAGGCTTCCAGTCCGCCCAGAACCCAGTCTGCGAATCCTCATACCACTTAGCCGAGAACGACAACATGCGCCCGTCCTCGACGATCTGATTCAACCCGACATTCTGGTCCCATAGGCCCCACACGTGGGCGACCGTAGGGGAAGATTCGATGTCCAGCGTCAACACCCGGGCGCCAACACCATCAGCCGCCCGGGCCCCAGCGGCCCGGAAAGGAGCATTCACCTCCTCATGGAGGTCACGCAACCGCACAGCAGCACTCCCCCCTCCTGTGCTCGCCCAGCGTCGAGGCCGCCACCTCGAACCCCGCGGCCCGAAGCGTCCGCCTTATCCCAGCCGTCGTCTCGTCAGCATCGTCCAGCACTCCACAAAGCCACTCAGCGTCCTCAGAATCCAGCCCGCCGATAATCCTGCCCACCTTGCACGGGGCGCCGTCAGAAACCCGCCTAGACCCCGCAGCGGCCCCAGAATGCAATTCACTCAGCAAACCCATAACCCCCAAACAACAACACACACAAACAAGAACAAGGGGGGCGCCCTCCGGCAAACACCGCAGGACACCCCCCAAAACGGATTAGTACTCCTCCGACAACAACTGCGGAAGAACCGGCGCCGCAGGAACATCAACAGTCGGATCAACCAAATCCGACACCTCCTCGCCCCACGACACCAAACGCCGACCCCAATCCAAAGCCGCACGCAACTTCCGGCCAAGCGAATCCCGCTCAGCCTCCAAGACATCCACCCGGCGCTCCAACGACCTCACCTGAGCATCCAAACGCTCAGTCAAAGTCTGCAACGCCGTCAGGTGCCTATCCTCACGCCGCCCAATCGCCGTAACCACAACACCGATCAGACCACCCAGGACCGCCCACATGGCAGGAGACCCAATAAGCTCCACCAACACAGGCCCACCCCCTTCCCGACAACAAGGAGGGCGCCCAGGCTTCAGGCGCCCGTCACAGTCGCAACGTCCGTGCGCTCAGGATCACCGAGCGCAGTCAGAACAGAGTAAGTCGCGGCCGTGAGACCGACACCAACAGTCCGAGCCCAATCAAGGCCCCAAATGACCGTGCCAGTCGTCAGTTCCGCCAGCATCGCCTGAGCCGCGGTCTTCACCGCGCGCTCCGCCACACCCCGCCAGAAAGACTTCCTCGTGTAAAACGTCACTGCAAACACCCCCCTCCTCAGTTAGCCTCGGCCAGCGTCAACATGCCAGCCTCGTCCTGCAACAAAGTCACCCGACCAACGATCAAATGACCCTCAGAATCAAACACGCTACAACCACCGTCATAGCGCGTCTGGAACACACCCGAATGCGCCATAGCGCCATTCTCCCGCAAGAAGAACCGGTGGCCGTTATCCTCCAGCCACCCCGTGCGCATGGCGCCGTTGGGCTCGAAGTAGAACCACTTCCCATCGATCAGGCGCCAGCCCGTGACCATCGCCCCGTTCTCCTCGGGCGCAAGGTAGAACCACACGCTGTTCACCTGCACCCACCCAGTCTCCATCTGACCGAAGCGAGCGTCGTGAACGTCGTGCAGGAAGTACCACTTCCCCGCGGACAACAACCACCCGGACTGCAACCAGCCCTTCAGGTCAGCGAAGTACCACACGTCCTTGACCTGGAACCAACCGGTCTGCCAGGTGCCATCCTCGTTGCGGTACCACCAGCCGGTGCCCTCCTGCACCCAGCCCTCACCGCCCTGGCCACTCATGTTGTCGTACCAGTAGCCAGCCCGATCCATGTAAGTGTCCCGCAGAGACCCATCCAACTGGCCGGGACAAGCGGTGGCGAAGAAGTCATTATGGGGGAACACGTTCACCCCATACGCGGGACGACCGAGCCCATAGTTGTAGCACAACGCCGCCGTAAGGCGGGCGCCATACTCCACAGTCTCAGACGAAATAGCCCACCCACTGTCCGGGCCACCAATGTTCGCGTGCTCGATCCCGATAGACGACTGATTCGTGGGCCAATGCCCAGCATGATAAGCCGTATCCCAGTCACGAACGTACTGAGTGATATTCCCAACCGCATCCACGTTATAATGCGCGGAAGTCCCGTTCGACGTGAACGCCGAATACACCGCGCCAGCGCTCATATAAGCGCCAGCGTTATGGTGAAGAACGATCTTGTTCAGGCTGTAGCCGCCCCTGCCAGACGTGCAGTTCGGATGCCACATCTCAGTATCCGCAGAAAGGTTAGCGAAGTCCAATGCTCTCTCCCATCCCCAAAACGAAACGGCGGCCAAGAAAACATGCGACACAAGCGCAGGGGCCGCCAGCCCGCGCCATCACACAACTCACTCCACAAGCTGCCACAACAAAGGCGCCATCCCCGGCGCCCACTCGGAAACAGTCGTATGCTCCTGCAAAGCCCGCCACGCCTTGCCATCGTGACGGCATTGATCCCCGGCGTTCACCTTGAAACCAACACCCCAAGGCTTCAAAGCCTGCAAATCGATCTTCTTCCCATCGAGCTTCATCCAGCCCTGCCAGAAAGAAGACGGCCCCTGCGTATGCGGGGACAGCCACTGGCCGGACACGTTACGCCACTTCCCATTCGGGAAAGTCACAGTCTCCCCGGGACCAACCGAGGCCGCCTTGCTCAGGTCCTCAATCTTCTTCGGCTCAGCATCCGCGACCGCCGCCGCGTACTCGCGCGCAACCCGGTCCGCCTCTTCCTTGGCCTGCTGTATCGCGTCCCGACGCCGGAACTCGCACATAACCTTGTCGTACAACAGGGACAAATCCTCGTCCGACATGTTCAGAAGCCGTTCAACATCGGCCGGAGTAAAAGGCATTCACATCACCCGTTCCCACACCACAACATCACTATCCGCGCCAGGCGCAACCCCCATGTGCGTTTCGTGCTCGCACAGGGCCCTCCACACGCGGCCCCCAAGCGAGCGCAGCGCCCCAGCCTTTACTACCTCGCCAACGCACCACGGCCACACGGCCAGGTAATCCACCACGGGCCTACGAAAAGCCATATACGCCCCCTTTCACAGGCTCACAGGAAGGGCGATACACATGAACCTGTTGTAGCCCGGATCAGTCGTGAACGCGGCACTACCGCCGCTTCCGCGCCCGTAAATCCCCCACTCAACCTTCGGCTCAGCATTGGCTTCAATGAGTCCGAAGTTAAACAGGGAGTTCGACTGCTGGTCTCCTCCACCAGAGTTGAACGCGGACCGCAGCGTGCCCGTCCCATCAATCGACAAATACAAGTCAACGCTGCCAGTGGTGTTCGCCCACGCAGATAAAAACGCCAGCACCAGGCGCCGATAAGGCTTCGGACTGAGAGTCGAATCATAGTACTTGTAGTACTGGCCAGCCCCCACGTTGTACCAGGCGCCAGACGCGGCATACGGGTAGTTCACATGCTCAACCTCGTTGAGCATTTTCAACGCCCAGTTACCATTCTTCCACTTCGTGCCATCCGCGAAGTACAACTGCTGAGCCACGTTGAAGAACCACGGCTCCGCAGTAGTGGGCCCCTCACCGGCCCCAGCAGCCACGTCAACAAGCCTGCGGGCCTCTTCCGCGGACTGGACCGTAGTCACAACACCAGCGCTATTGAAAGCGCCGTACAGCCCCTCCAGGAGAGGATCGTTCTCCGTGGGCACCTGCACGCCCTTACGCAGCTTCTTAGTCATCCTAATCACCCTTTCCGTCACAATGGGCAGACGTAATCAACTTCAACCCGGTAATCCTTCAAATACGCGCCGTTCTCACTTGCCGACAAGCCGAGCGAGATTTTCTCAGAAGAAGACACGTCGATAGTGCCTGTAACCGAGGGGGTTACGTACTGGTTTTCAGGACCGTACGCATACGAGTACAGGTCCCCCCACTCGGCATCCTCAGCATCTCCGCGCAGCAGAGCCAAGGAAATAACATTCGACCAGGAGGAGGTTTGCACACAAGCGAAACACGTCACTTTGTACCGACCCGAACGAGGCACCATCAAAGACCCGCCCAGGCCAACAGTGCGCATCTGCTTGGCCCGGCTGGTCGAGTCGGTCCGCAACGCAAGCTTGTCCTTACGCCCCACGGGAAGCAGGTAATTCACCTTCCCAGACGCAAACCTATATGACGGAGCGCCAATCAGGTCTCTCCACGAGTAGGAGAAAACGCCGTCAGAGGGAGTCACCACATCAACGCCCGTAGGAACAAGCCTCGTAAGAATGATATTCGACCCGTCCGACTTGCGACGATTGAAACGAACCTCAGGGACCAGCCCCCGGGAATCAATAGCAACAGTGGACAGCCCGCCATCCCCACTGGCCGTCACCGACCCGCCCACAAGCTCCTTGCCCACAAGGCGCTCGGCAATCAAATCACCTGTAATAACGGCGCGCTGGGCCCTCAGCTTGTCCACAACCGCATCCTCGAACTGGGCGACCTTCGCGCTCAACTCCTTCGAGGCGACCACTTTCTCCGCGGTAACCGACCCTCCCGCAAGGAGGTTGCCGCCGATAGTGGCATCTCCGGCAACACGCAGAAGCCGCGTCCACGTCTCACGATCAAACCCGATCAAATCGTCATCAAGGGAAACCGCTTTCCACTCCCCGGACTGGAAGACCCACCTGCCCGTCGCCTTTCCGTCCGGGCCGACCTGCTCCCACACGGCTCCAGCCGGTCGGTCCTGCGTGTCCGCAGAGGTCGGCGCCCGCGACGCGACCGTGTACATGTTCCGCGCTGCGAGAACCTGCTTGGACGCCTCTTGAAGGTCCCGCTCCAGCTGAGCGAGGCGGGATGGAACCTCCTTGTTCGCCTCCTCCAAAGCCTTCAATGCGGCTTCCATTTTACGGGTCGCCTTCTCCGCCTCGGCGAGCGCGTCAGAAGCCGACGTAAGGGCCTGGCGGGCCACCGCCCCCTCCTCGCCAACGTACACGCGCTTAGAGGCGTCAGAGGCCACTGTGGTGGACGAGAGGAGCCCCATCGGGGCCCCCGAGGGGGCCAGCTGCACCACGACCGGCGCGCCCTCGGAGAACACGCCGCCCCCGGACGGAACATTCACGATGTTCCCCGGCTCCCCCACCTCGACGCGGACCGTCCCGGCCTCGCCATCCCCAACGAACCGACCAGGGATCGTGGACGACACGTCAGGGGCGGGCGGCTTAGCGCCCGCCAACCAAAAACTATTCTTCCCCGAAGTCACACAACCCTCACCTTCAAATCGAGACGCATCCCCTGCGCCCCGCCGCCGCAATCCATCGAGAAGCCACAGACTGCGCCCGTCACCAGGTGCCCCGCACTGTCCTCGACTGAAACAACGTCGCCGAGGTCCACGCGATAATCGGGAACAATGGAAAACGAACGAGTCTCCGCGCCCGACTGCGCTTCTGTCAGGGCCCGCGCAGCCGCCTCCTCGGCGGCCTCCTGCGAAGCGTCCTTCACCTGCAAGACCTCGTGGACTCGCCCATAAACAGACGCATCCCTCGGCCCATACCGGGACTCCCTGTACGCCGAATGCTTCCCGCCACCACTGAGCTGCGAAGTGATTGCCGTCCAGGCGTTCGCCGTCTTGCGATCAAGACTGCGACTCTCACCTAGCGCCAGGTCATCACCCGAATACCTGGCCACCGGCTGGCCAACCCCAGGCTGCACAACATGCAACTGGCGATCCGCGCCCACATACGCGGAAAGACCATACTCGTCCAGCAATTTCTTCACAGAGTCAACGCGCTTGTTCCCCCAGGACAAGCCCCCGGGCAGCTTCCTGTCCGGGGCGTCGAGAACGACAGTCAGATGGGGCGCGCACAGGCGCGCCAACTCCCCACTGAGCATCGCCCCCGGCTCCGGGGACGTGGGCCACGCGAAATCATCCTCCACAAGGCGCTGCAACAGCGAGTACGCGGTCACCTGCACCTCGCCGCCTCGATTCCACTTCGCCTCCGACAGCAGGAACCACCCGCGGTCCACAACGAACTCACTACCCAGTGCAGTCGTCACGTGGATTGTTAGATGCGCGGTCTGCCCGAACGGGGCGAACGGGCTCCACTCGTGCTCGGGCGCATAATCGGGCGCCACGTGGAACGACAGGCGCTCCTGCGTGGCTTGCGAGGCCGACACCTCCAGCGTGCCCGACTCGACGACCACGTTCTCACACAGGACGCGGCCTCCGCGAACAACCGTCACCCGCGCTTCCACGAGGCACGGCCCCGACAGTACATCAACCGTCAACGCAGCCGGGCCCCTCACGGCATCCCGCTTTCCCGCAATGCCCCCATCAGGGTCCACGACCCCCAGCGGCGGCCCTGCGCCTGGCAGTCGCCCCACGTCAACGACGGGCACACCCGGCCCCGAACCCCCGGGACGAACCCCCCAGGAGGATAAGGCTTCAGCACCCACTCCACGTCGATCTGACGATCCCCGTCCGTGGACAATCGCTCATACTCGACGCCCTTCACGAGAACGCACCGCACAGGCTCCACGGACGCCGCAGGGGCGTCCAACATCAACAGCACCAAGCCGGGCCCTTCCAGCACGCCGCGGAGCGCCTGGAACCGGTCAGGGGAATCCAGGACGAACCTGGACTTCCCGCCCAGCTTTCCACGCCGATAACGAACAACACCATTCTCGAACTCGGACACGTCCGGCTCCCAAGACAAAGGATCGCCCGTATCCTCGTACAAATCCACGTCAACGCCGCGCCCCAAAGCGTTCGCGACGCGCGCCCCACCGGGTGACTCCGCCGCGGGTCGCGCCAACACTGCGCTCGCCTTCGACCCGCTGGCCCCGCGCCACTCATAGCGCACCTGCTTCCCGACCGGAGCGAACGGCCAGGAGAACGTCCAGAACCCCGCGCCCCAAGCGTCCGCCCGGACCTCGGCGATCACCTCGCCGTCAGCGAGGAGGACCCCGAGCTCGTCAACGAAAAAAGAGACAAGCCCGGACCGGGAATGAACCCAAGCCTTAAACACCACTAAACACCCCCAAACAGCCTCCCAGGGCGCGAACACGGCACCAGCCACGCCCGCGCCCCAGTGGGCCGCCAACGCCCCCGTGAGGGCGTTTTACGACACCATGCCCGCGTACTCGATCACGCGGCCATCGGCAACATCTGCCACGTAAGCGTCGAACTCCTGGTCGTCAGAGACCCGCAACCCAATACGGGCCCCCTTCAACGACTCAGGATCAACAGCCACACGAAGCACCTGCTCGCCACCATCAACCTGCAAACGCCCACCATCAAGCACCTGCAATCTCGCTCCAGAGCCCGCCTCGACCACGCGGGAAACCATGCCCTCAGCCGCCGCAACAGCCAAGCCCGTATCCTTGCGAATACCCAAAGCGAAGCCCTCCACAACGGACCCGCCAATACGCTTGAACACGCGCGACGGAGAGTTCACGTCCAGTACCTCCCGCGTCGCAGTAACCGCCCGCGAAGCCATGCCCTGAGCCGCAGCAACCGCGCGGCCCACAGCAGACATCACACCAGCCGCAAACCCCGCACCCGCCGCAGCGCCAATAGCCGCCAACCGGCCAACAGCAGACGAAGCCGCAGACGCCGCGGACGCCGCCAGCGCACTACCAGCACCAGCCGCGGCGCCGGACGCCGACCCGACGCCACTGGCGAACCCGGACCCCGCCGACGCCCCAGAAGGCGCAAGCGAAATACTGTCCGCCCCAGCCTTAGCGCTCGACGACAACAAAGCACCCGACGCCGCAGCCTGCGGAACCGCAGAAGCCAAACCGTTCGAGTACTGCTGCCCATGCCCGAAGCCGGTATCCCAGAACATCGCCCCATGAAAGCCGAGAAGACTATTCGGGTCCTGCCCAAGATTAGGCAACAATGGCGCCCCCGAAGTCGCGCCGTCACCAACGCCCTGAGAGAACTGCTGACCGAACTGGAACCCGTTCTGGTACGGGCCCTGTCCGCCGTCATCGCCAGAGAACCACTTGACAAGCCCCGAAAGATTCTTATTCAAATCCTCCGCACCGTCAATCTGCACGTTAGGGTCAATCTGAACCTCAGTGAGCTTGCCGTTCACGTTGATGTAGTACTTGTCATTGATCTTCAGGAACTGCGCCCGCACCTCAGCAAGAGCTTGGGCGATCTGATCCTTGTCCGTCGCGGCCTGAACCTTTACGCGAACATTCGCGTCAACACCGGCCGCCGCCAGGGCCGCGTCGAGATTCTTCTTGAAGTCCGAGAACACGTTCTGCGAGTCCAGGTTCAGCTTGGACAACGCGGCCGACCCCTCCCAGGACATGCCCTGCAACGCGGGGCCAACCCGGTTGGCTTGGTCAATGAGCGCCTGCAACTTGGCCTGCCCCTCAGCAGACGAATCCCCGAGCAGCTGCACGAGCTGCTGCAAGTACTGGGCGCCTTCGGGGAGCTTGCCCAGCTGCTCCAGGAAGTCAATATTGAACCCCGCCTCAGCGAGACGAAGCATGTTCTCCCCGGCCTGAATCTGAGCATCAACCTGCTCACCCAAGCGAGAAATCACTTCCTCAACAGACTGGACGACCTGGCCGTTGGCGTCAACCGCCGCCGAGGCCATCGACACCATGCTGGAACCAACGTTGTCCACCGCGGACCTCAACCGGCCCAAACGGTCGAACGCCCCGTCACCACCACCAGCCATAGCGTCAAGCGCGTGCCCCATCTCCGTGGCAGACTGGCCGGCCATCTTCACGGCATCCATCGCGAGCCGCGCCTGTAGATCGACCCCGCCCATCGCGAGCTCGATCCCATTCGCCTGCGTCGCCGCCAAGCCGAACTGGCCCGCCGCATCACCAAGCGCGTCGCCCAGCCCGTCAACGGACCCGGCCGCCGACTCGACCGTGCTCCGCCATTCCGTAGCGGAACCACCAGACTTCACGAACTCCTGGCCAAGGCGCCGCAACGCCTCAACCGCGCCAACAGAATCCCCAGACTTACCGATCTCGGCAATACGGTCGAACGCATCAGAGATATCCGCCGCTATATGACCACTGTTACCACCGGACCACTTGTTCCACCACCGCCAACTACCGCGATACTTCTCTACGGCCTGATTCAGAACCTTGGAGTTGGTGATCTCGTCGAAACCACTTCCATTGAACATCTTCGACGCAGAAGCCGACAGACGCCGCCCAGCATCCTCAGACCCCGACGCCACCGCATCCAAAGCCTTCACCACAGCAGAACCCTCAGACGACACCTCACTGAGCTTCGACACCAGGGCCGCAACACCAGCAGTGCCCGCGACCAGGGCCGCCCCCCAGGGGCCGCCCAGAAGACCAATGACGCCAGACGCCGCGGCACCCAGGCCGCCCATCGCGCCACCAGCAACCTTAGCGGCCGCACCCAAACGAGGCAGCGCCCCAGCGAGCGAGGCCGCGCCAGCCGCGGCCCCCTCCTTGATCCCAGACCACAAGCCCCCGCCGCCACCAGGAAGAATGCTCCCCAGTGCGCCGACAGCGGACGCCGCAGTGTCCTTAAGGCCGGAGAACGCCGTAGCCACAGCCTTCACCAACGATCCAACGAAACTGATCGACCGGAACGCCATAAACCCACCAATAACGAGCTCCAAAGCCCCCGGAATGCGGGACAAGCCGTCCAATAGGTTCGCGAACGCCGTGGCCAACGGAGTCAACGCGCCAGCCGCAACGTCAATAGCCGCAGCAAACTTCGGCCCAAGCCGCTCCGAAAGCCTCGACAACGCGGGCTCCAACCGCGTCACCGCATTAGCCAACGCACCCAAAGTCGAGCCAACCACGGGCCCAAGCCCCCGGCCAAGAGACCCCATGAACCTGAACAGGTGCCCAAGCCCCTCGGACACCTGCGGCCAAACACCCTGAATACGGGACAAGCCAGCAGACAAGCCCGAGAAGAATCCCGTAATCCCCTGGTTTAGCCCCTGGCCGGAGAACACGTTGAACACCGCGTTGCCGAACTGCCCAGCGACGCGGCCAGCCAGGCGCCCGGCCCTGTCCGACAGGTCAGCGATAGACGCCGCGAACCCGCCAAGCGAACCACCGATATTCACCTTCAGTTCCGACCAGGAAGCATTCATCCCACGGAAGAACTTCACCATCCCGGACTGGAACGCCTCACCAGCCGTTGTCCTATGGACACGCTCCAAGCCGTCCGCGAGGCGCCCCATAGTGGCGCCGCCCGCTTTATCAGCGGCGCGCCACAAATCGCCAAGAACTCCACCAGCGTTACCCACTGCGCGCCCGAAATCCACAAACGACTGAATGCCGCGGTCAATGACCTGCTGTAGCCGACCAGACGAGTCCGCCTCGGTCAGCCACGCCGCATACCGGTCAGTGACCCGACCGAGCGCACCAAGGATACGCTCGAAAGCCGCAGACCCGTGGCGCCCCAGCACCGCGAACACCTGCGCCAAGGAATCACTATGCGACCCCAGCTCATCAAGTCCGGCAGCAGAATGCTCGAACATCTCTTGCATCCGCGGCGCGAGAATACGCGAGAACGAATCCACCACGCGCCCGAAGTGACGCCCAGCAGACCTCCCCAACACGCTGAACCCGTTGTTCAACGCGGGGAACAAGTCGTCCAAGAGTTGGCGAACATTCCCGCTCGCCTGCTCCCAGAACCCATGTTGAATCACGTCATTCATCGAATGGAACGCGCCCTCGATCTCGGGCACGAACTCCTTAATGGGCTTCAACGCCTGGTAGAACGTGTAACCAACAAAGCCCGCTGACGCCACAAGCGTCGGCCCGAGAAGCGCCGCGGCCTGACCCGCCGCAACAATGGACCCACTGATGCCGATAGTGTGCTTCAGCAACGTGGAGGCGCCAGCCGCAGCGGCGGCCAAGCCTGCCCCCACGGCGCCGAGCAGCGGCACCGCTTTATCCAGGTTCTTAACGAGGTCCCACAGGTTAGACGTGAGGTCCTTCGCGAGGCGGAAGCCGCTCATGGCGGCCAAAGTTTCACGGGCAACCACGAACGCCTTATGGTCAACGAGCGGGTGCAAGCGCACCCAACGATCCCGCGCCAACAAAGCCAGCCGGGCCGCGGCAATGTACCGGGACGAGTGATCCAGCCCGAGCTTGAACTCCAGCTCAGTGTCGTCCCACTTGTTCTTGAAGCGGCGCAGCTTGTGCCCCACTTCCCGGAGTTCGTGATTCGACATGTTGGGCTTGATGTCCAAGTGCAATGCCTCATGGTGCCCGAAAGCCCTTTCACGGATTTCCCTACGCAACTTCAGGAGAGCCGCGTCAATCGACCCGTCCTGAACCGCCAAATCAGGCTCCACGCGATACTTCCACGTGTCAGTCGAACCGAACTCACGGTCCAAGCGGTCGCGGAACCTGCGGAGCGCCCCCTGGTCGGACAAGTCCTCGTCCACGGTCCAGCGAATCCGCCCAACGTACTCCTTCTGGAAAAAGCCGTCGAGTACCCCCTTGGCCTTGTCCGCCCACGAGGCGTCAGGCCGCATATCGAACGTGACCGGCCCAAGATTGGAGAACGCGCGCCGCATAGCATCAGCACGCCCCTGAACCTGGCGCTTGTAGTAGAAGCTGTCCAACGCGGACCGTTCCGCGCCCTCAGACGCAGGCATAATGGAACGCCAACGCAACTTCTTGGCGGCATCCCTCCGCATCTTGTCGAGCGCCTGCGACCAATGCTGACGAATCGTCTCCAGGTCCCCGTCGTAAACCCCAGACAAGGACCCGCGCGCCCGATCCGACAGGTCGTCAAGGCGAGTCTGCATCTGGTCAAGGCTGTTGAACGCCGAATTATCAACGTTCACTTTAATGTCAACATCCCGCGCAACAGCCTCAGCGCGGCGCGCAAGCGCCTGCACTTTCTGCACGAAATGGTTCTCATCCAACTGGACCCCGACCTCCAAAGGTCGGAGCCTCTTCTCAATAGCATCTAGCTTGGTCGCGAGCTCAGTCCAGAAGCCATCCGTATCCGGCATCACCTGGACGGCGAGCCTCGCAACAACGTTACCTTCAGCCCTCGGCATCAGGCATCACCCCCAAACAGTGAAAAGAGGAGGCGCTTAACTAGGCCGACAAAGCGGCCTCAAAGGCGGCGCGCATGCCGCCCTTCTTCCGCGTGTCCGCCACGAAAGTATCGTCAGCCCTCGCCCCGGGCCTACCCGGCCACATGTACGGCTTCCGCGGCCCGCCACCCATCCCCGTGGCAACCGTGTTCACGCTGATATTGTCAAAAATGTCAGCGAGCAAAGCCGTCTCGCGGGTCCACCCTCGCAATTCCGGGTTGCTGTTCAACAGCGCCGCGGTCCACGACCCATCAGGAAGGCCGTGAATCAGGACCAACAAAAAGCGCGGAGACGGAGACCCCGACTCCACCGCGGCAACCAAATCAACCTGGTAGTACCGCAGCAGGTCAGCATACACCCCCGCCCCCGCGCGGTCAATCACTTCCGCGACGGCTAGGCTTCCCCCACCTGAGTGCGCTCGAAGTAGAGCGACACCAAAGTGTCGAGAACCGCCAGGTCGGAACCGATCTTCGCCAGCAAATCAGTGGCGCGCTCCTTGTCCGCAGCAACAAGAGTCAGGACCTTCGTGTAGAAGGTCTCCGCGTCCTTATCGCCGCCCTCGTTGTCGCGGAACTCAGAAACGAGCTCCTGGAACTGGGTCCTCTCGTCCTTGGGCATGTGGATCAGCCCACGGAACACGACCCCCTCAACAATAAGGTTCTTGTGCTTATTCTCAGCCTCTCCGCGAATAGCGTCAAGGTCAAGGTTGTCAAAGTTAATAGCCATTGCGGCCTCCTAATCAATGTGCCACGCGAAATGCCAGGAAAAGGAAGGCGGGCCGCGCGGTCGCCTGGCACACCAGCCGCACAGCCCGCCCCACAACACTCAGGAAAGAGGAGTGACCTCGGACATGCCGAGAGTCTTCCCCTCCTTGTCGGTCAACACGGTAAGCTTGACGGGCAGGGCAACAAGGTCCTCCGTGTTCTGCACGTCAAAGTCCCCGTTAGGGGCAATGTCAACAGAGCCCGCATGGATCATGAAGATGTTGCCCTCGTCTTCACAAATCCCGAGCAGCGCCACTCGCCAGGGCTGGGGCTTAGGCTTGGCGTACACCAAACCGGTATCCTCAACAGCGTTCTTGCCCATCCACTTTTTGATCGTGTTCTTATCGAACTGGTGGAGTGAAACCTCAATAGCGAAGTTTCGATCAGAAGTCGAAGTGCGAAGGGCGTGCTTCTGAAGAGACCCCTTCACAGTGACCTCGCCGCCGCTCACTGTGATCTTCAGGGGATTCTCCATCTGGGTATGCCCCAGGTTCTCCCACCCCGCCAGAGCGGTCGTCTTCCCAGGCGTACTGTCCTGTTTGTAAGCCGTCACCGTGGGCGGCTTAGTGTACTCGTCAGCGGTGAAGAAGTTCATTTCACCGACTACAAGCGTCTTCTTATCCTCTAGGGCCATCCCAGCCCCCTTCCTGCGCCTTCCAACAAGGCGCGCCATCACCTATTGATAATCGTCAATCTCGCCCGAGCGACAAACCGCTCAATACCCACGGGCAAATCCTGGTATTGAACCGGACCAGTAGCGTCAGCCCAATCAGGACGGCGCCGCGGCCTCTCCAGCAAACGGGCCCCCACGAGAAACGAGGCGGCGCTCCCGATTCGCCGCCCTTTCCTCGCCCACTCCTCAATCAACTTGAAGGACGCCCAGAGCAGCTTCCAGCACGCGCGCTCCGCATCCAAGCCCTCGCAGAAAGCATGAAACTCAACCTCCACGACATCCACGTCATCGCCGCCCCTGCGGGCGGCCGCAGACACACCCTCAGGATCAACCTCCGTCACGAGGAGGTAGGGCATCGCGTCCCCCTCTTCGATGCGCGTGCGAACCGTAACCCCGTCAGGGAGAGCCCGGGAAAGCCAGCCCGGCAAGAAGTCCTCTACAGCGACATGCTTCCCCGAATCCAGGGATTCAACATCGAACGCCAAACCGGATCACCCCCCAGCAGCGGCAGCAAGGGCCTTGACCGGTTTCGACGGCGGTATCCACACCGCATCAACTCCAGCAACCCTGCGACCGGCGCCGCGGCCAACCCATCGGGGCCGCTCAACCCACCGGCCCTTGCGACCGAACTCGATGGCTGCCGCGTTCCCTCGCGGGTCCACCAGGACGATCCAACCGTCCGTCTCAGCGACGTAGGATTCGATGCGGGAGGCTCCGGTGCGCCGGTGCCGCGCCAAAACGGCGCGGGCACGAGGGGCGCGAGCAGCCACTTGCGCCGTCACCGCAGCCCGCACCTGCGGCATGTGCGATACGATCTTGTTCAACCTGTGCGGCGTGACCAGCATCTTAACCACCGGACACCCCCCGCAGATTCGACGGAGGCCGCGGGCGAACCTCGGCCTCCCAATGAGCGGTACGCCGCGTCCCCCGCTTGAACGCGGGAGGCGACGCCAAGTCCCAAGTGCGACCATCGAACTCGACGCGCGTCCAAGCCCCAACGTCCGTGAGCTTGTTGCCGTCCACGTCAACCGGATCGAACGTCAGGAGAACCACTTCGTTAGTGAGCTGGCCTTTGGACTCTCCCCTGTTGGATCGGATCATTTTCATCCCCATCCGCACCCGGAACAAGCGAGAGGTATCCTCGACGGTGACCAGGTTTCCCCGCGAGTCCCGCACGCGCTTCCGCCCGTAAAGGACCCCGATCTCGCCCCGGTGTCTACCGACCGCCACGGGACCACCCCCAATGGGCGACCATGCCATCGGGCCCGACGACCCGATGCCACTGCACGTCCGACTCCGGGGCCTCCCCGGAATGCACCGTTGTGTGAACAACACGCAGGTTCCCTGACCTGCCTGCTGCTTTCCTGATTGTCCCAATCTCCTCAGGAGAGAAGAATACTGTTCCGGTCCGTAGCCCAAGGTCCGTGTACGCCTCAGACTCGTCGCCAGCGCGAGACTGGACAACAGACTCAGAAAGATTCAAATACCGCACGCACGCATTGCGCACCAGAGTGCGCACAACTGGAGGGCAGGCGTCTGCGCGCCAAGTGGCCCTCCCGTAATGCCGGGCCAGGTTCGAGGCGTCCCAGATCAACTCGGCCGCCCCGTCTCGCTCGTCCCCAATGAGCGAGTACTTCAGCATTGCCGCCAACTCATCGACAGAAATCAGCATCTCCGCTTTCCTAGAAGCGTCCACGCCACCTCCTTACCGGTTCGCGACCACACCGGGACAGGCGCCCGCGAATAACCGCGAACACCTGCCCCGCAGCCAGGCCAGCTGGAATCACGGCCCAGCAGGAGCAACGTAGGTCGTCGCCTTCGCCCGCTTATCCAACTTCAACGCCTTCGACACAACGGTCTTATCACTACCCTCAGCGAAGTAGGAATCAGTGCCGTCAAGCGCCAGCTTGACCGCACGAATACCATACTCGGCGTCAGACACGACCTCAGTCTTCTTCGCAGCATCCCAGTACACGACAGGATCAACGACCTGCTGGAAGCCGTACCAGGTGTTGACGATGCTGCGCTCCATGAGGTGCGTGGCATCGTAATCCTTGATCCACCGCATGGCGACGCCATCCTGGGCGATGGCGGACGCCCCGACAACAGAGTCAGGCACCGCAGGAGCAGCATTCAGGAACACGAAAGCGCCGCCAGTGAGGGCGTAAGCCTCGCCCGGGTCAATCTCTTCGGAGGTTACAACCGTGAACCCCTTGATCTTCCCAATGTACGCATCCTCGAACGCCGTCTCCGCCACGCCGTCACCGACGCTCGCCGCGGTCAGCTCCTTCGAGGACTGGAGAATCGCGTCCCAATCCGAACCGACCAACAGGATGCGCCCCACCTTGGAAGCACCCGTGCGGTTCAACACGCGACGCGCCTCAACAATGTCCTTGACAATGTTCTCGGGCTTCGCGCCCAAAGTAACCGCGTACTTGCCGTTTCGGAGCGTATCAACCGCGCCGTACTCCAACGCACGCGCAACAGCCTTCGACTGCGCGGGCAGAATCGAGCCCGCCCAGCCGCCGAAGTCGAACTCGCGCTCCTCATCAGTCAAATGCGCTGCCGACACGGCGTTACCGCCGAAACGAATCGCGATCTTACGCTCCTTGTAAGCGTCAGTCGTGATCGCCGTGGTCCGGTCATTCCTCCACGCGTAATCACGCGCAGGCAAAACTCCGGGAATCTTGACGTTAATAGTATCGTCCAGCGCCCCCTTGTATTCGTCAATGCCCTGTTTGAAAAACAGGGCAGGGACGACCATTTCTCGCTCCAACAAGCCCAGAGCCGCCTGCGCGAGCTTCTGGGGCTTGACAGCGACATTCTTGTCAACCATTCACCCCTCCTACGGGTTATCAAAATGTCAGTAACGAGGAATACCCTTGATGAACTTATCCACATCAAAAGCAGGCTCAGCGTCCCCGGGAACCATCCCACCGCCACCGCGGGGCAGCTTCCCCGTCCCAGCGGGCTTGTCCGGGAACAGCGCAGCAAGCTTGGTTGCCGCCGCGCGCATCTCCTCAACCGTCCCCTGTGGCACAAAGTCGAACGCTTCGTCAGGAAGGGCCTTGAACTCGCCGCGCACCGCGGCACGGTCCTTCACGGCCTTCGCTTCAGCCTCAGCCCTTTCAGCCTTGTCGCGATACTCGGCAAGCGCAGCGTCAACCTCCTCCGGTGTCTTCAGGCCGCCAATCCGCTCCTGAAGCTCCCTCGCGGAAGTCCTGTACTTCGCGGCATCGCTGCGGGCCTCGCGCAGCTCGCGCTGCGCCCACTCAGGAAGGTCCTCAACCTTGTTCGCAGCAGCCTCCCCGGCGGGCTCCTGCTCCGGCTTCTCGACGTTCCCTTCCGTTTCCTTCGGCTTGTCGTCTTTCATCAGCATTCCCCTCCGCTGCCCTCGAAGTGGCGCCCGGCCACGAGAAGACAGCAATTCAAATAGGGCCGCCAGGGCCCCAACAGAAACGAACAGCAGGGCGGCGGTCACCGCCCGTACTTCTTGTAGAAGAAACTCCTCCAGCCTTCCCGGCCTTTGAGCCCCTTCCCACTGAACTCCCCGTGCCACACGTCATGCAGTTCCCGATTCAACGCGAACTTGCTGGACTTCAAATCAGTGTTCGCAAAAACCGGCAGAGAGTAGCACTTGCAATTCGGGTGATACCCGGTAGTGCCGTCAGCGCGCGGCTTTTTTGCCGTCGTGGCAGTTTGTTTCGACTTGTACACGGCCCCGCGGGACAAGAGCATCGCGCAGAACGCGCAAGGCCGCCCGGACCCCGACACGCGCACCCAACCGCGCAACCCCTTATCCGCGCTACCGGACGCCTCGACCATCGTCCTGGCGCCGCCGACAGCGGCCTGCTGGGCCACGCCAGCCGCATAAGCCGCATCCGACTCCCGCACCCCACCGCGAGCCCGGGCCGACTCAAAGCGGTCCGCTAAAGCGTCCTTCGCTGCCGCCAAATCCACGGCCCGCAAATCAGTTGCGCGCACACGACCACTGGGCTCGACCCCAACAGGCTGGCGCTCCAGCCCCCCCAGATTCAAGTTGACGCCGCTCGACTCGTTGAACTCGTGAACCAGGTCCCCAACCGTCAACCCACGATTCCTGTGGTACTTGACAGGGGATGCGACTGTCGCGCCCAAGTGCAGGGCGCGCAGAAGCCGATAAAACGCGATCCCGAGGACTGCTCCCTGATTCCACTTCTCTGCGAGATGCGAGGCGAACACGTCGGGGGTGGCCCCCACATCGCTGAGGCCATTCCACCACTTCGCAGCACTTTGAACAGCGTCGAGACTGAGCTCCCCGATGGCCTGCTCGAACGCCGCAACCACGCGGGCCGCGGCCGCAAGATCAGCCACCCGTCACCTCCGCGCCCTGCGTGGAGAACGGGTCGCCACCCTTCGACATCTCCTCGTAATCGCGCACCGACCCCGAAAGATCAGTGCCAAGACGGTCGTCAGCATCAAGGTCCCGCCACCTCGCCAGCTGCGCGGGCGACACTCCAGGAACCATCTCCCAGAGCCCCCTCGCGGGGACCTCGATATCCCGCAGCTTCGACAAGGCGTCGGCAACCTGGGACAACGCGGAAGAACCAATGTCCCGCCAAAGGACCTCATTGTGCTCCCAACGCTCGCGCGGCTCCCGCCCCTCCAAGATCATCCCGACCCGAAGAACGCGCTCCCACGCCTCTCCGAACTGGCTTCGGTACAGCCCGATCTTGTTGCGGAATGACTTCTCCGCGGCGTTCAAGGCGTCAGCACTGAGGTTGGCCATCTGCCCCAACAGGAAGTTGGGAGGCGTCTGGGACATCGCGGAGAACGCCTTCACGGCCATGTCCAACGAGGAAATATACCCAGACATGTCCCCGCCTGCCAGCGCCCCGAACTTGCCGTTCGGATCATCGTTGACCAGGAAGTCCCCCGGCCCGGCACTAATGCGCTGGTACACGGGATTGCCCTCAGAGTCGAGAACTGGGCGCCCCTCGGTGTCCACGACCTCCTGGGGCTGCAACCCCGTCGCCCACAAAATGCGATGCGCACTGTGCGACTGGTCAATCAGGAGATTAAAAACCATCTGATTGTAAATGTCCTGCCAGTTCTTCAAAGGAAGAACCGACCCGACAACGCGCCCCTCGTCGTCCATCTTGGCAACGAAACGGGTAACGGGGCAATGCCCGTTACCCCCATGCAAAGACTCCTCAACGATCCGCGGCCCAGACGAACCGAGCTGAATATCGTACCGCTTGTAACGGTCCCACGCGACCGCGCGCCCCGGACGATACTCGCCAGACAGCGACCGCTCCCCCGGCCACCGCATCACCGACAACGCCAACAAGGCATTATCGTCAGACAAAACATCCTCGTACAGGCAGACCGTCCGCAACGCAGACAGCACCCGGGCCTTCGCCCGCCCACGCTCCAGGTCGTCCAGCTCCGACACAACGAACGCCTGACCGTAAGCCACAGCAGACCGATGCACCATCGACTGCTTGGCATCCAGATTCGACCTCTGCCACAAGTCCCACTCGGGAGGATTCTCCTCCAGAATGCCGTCCGGACCTGCCACCTGCTGCTCCCCGGGACGGAACCCGTCAACCAAGAGCACCTGCGTAGCGGCCTCAACTGGTATCTCGCACCAGTTGAGCTTAGCCTTCCGCATCATCGCCCGCTGCTCCCCAGTCAATCCCTTAGGGGAGTACGGATCAGCGAACCGGCCATGCAAGTAGTTATCAGCGACACCAAGAACCTCATCATAGTCTGACTGAATAACCCTAAGGGCCTCGTTGATAAGGTCCTCAGTAGGATCACTGAAGTCATAGTTCAACACGCGACCACCCCCAAGTCAGAACCGGTAGAACTTCCCGGGCTCACGCCTACGCGCATCAACCCTGGAAACCTCCGTCTGATAATCCCTATACGCGGCGAACGCCAACATCGCCGCAGCATACATGTCAATCTTCTTCTTCGACTCGCGCCCAGCCTTCATGAAGGACACCCCATAAGGCGTATCCTTCCGCATCACATTCAACACGTGCCTGCGAAAAGCCGAGGCCAACTCGCGCGCCCCACCATGAGCAACCTTCTGGTTGATAATCGCCTCCATGAACGCCTCATGGAGCATCGTCACACGCTTCCGCGAACCGCGCATATCAAACGCCACCGGCCCCGAATCAGAAGCCCGCGCAACCAAACCCTCACCATAATCAAGAGTCCACTCGTGAATGTAAGACTCCCACAAGGCAACGTCAGCATAGAACCCAACGACCTCGTATTCAGCGAACACCCGATGAACCATTGAATCAACACGATCCCGGTCCACCTCCCACGGGACATTCAAATCCAGCGGCTTCTCCTCCAACAACAACGGAACCATCAAACCGTCAGACACCCGAACACCCACAAGCGCCGTCGCGTCGTCAGACTTGCCGCCATCAAAGCCGAGGCAAATCTTGTCCCCAGGCTCCAACGTAGCACCAGGCCGCTCAATCGCCTTCCACTCAGCAGCAGAGTACAAGTTCCCCTCAGGCTGCCAAACCTGATTCAAGTACATCCGCCGCGACTCCGACACGGGCCTAGAAGGATTCAAAACCGAACGCCACGCCTCGTCAGCGTCGCACCAAACCGAATCCCCGCGGACCGCCTTGTACAACACCTTGAACACGCGCTCAGTCATCGGCGTATGGTCCGGCGCCTCCAACGAATCATAGAACACGTCAGAATCCACCAGACGCCCCTCCAAGGACTGCATGAACGCATCGCGCTCATCCTCAGCAACCGACCCCTCACCAGGCTTATAAGCGTTCGTGATCGACATGTACCGGCCACGCATCTTAGTCGTATTACCCTCAACAGTATTCTTCAACTGCTGCCCATTGTTCTGCGGAAGCCAGTGCTGAACCTCGTTCAACAAAGCGAAAGTACAACGATTGCCCTCAGTGGACCTGAAAGAACTCGTCTTCACCTCAATGCGCGCAGTATTATTACAACCACGCACGATCTGCAATCGCACGTCAACACCATACTCCCGGCGAAGCCTATCTCCCACCAGAACATGGAACATATCAAACGTGTTCGCAGTCTGCTCCTGCTTCAACGCAAAAATCTGCACCAAAGCATTCGGGCGCCGCTTCCCCACCGGCTCGCCATCGGGCCCCCAATGCGAGAACACCGACGGCCCGAACGCCTCCACAAGACACAAAACAGCGAGCAAAGGGTCCTTCCCCCACCCCTTGATGCGCTGCAACGTCCCACGGCGCCGATAAACGAACCGACCCTCCTCATCAACCGCATACCACCACAAGATGATGCGCAACTGCTCCAAGGTGAACCTGAAAACCTCCTGCCCCTCACCAAGAGGCTCCAAGAAATCACTGCACCACCCAGCAATCCCCCAACCAAGCGTCCGCTCAGGCAACACAAAACGCCCATCAGCGCCGCGCTCCCACGTCGGACCATAATGCACAGGAGCATAACGAACAAGCAACTGCTCATCCGACAACTCATCATCAGGCACATCCCCAAACGGGAGCGCCCCCGAAACCCCATCGTCCACGAGGGCACCCCCAATCCCCAAAACAGTCCTGGTCGCGGGACTCGAACCCGCACGCCACAAAGGCACCGCATTTTGAGTGCGGCGTGTCTACCACTTCCACCACACCAGGAAGAAAACCACACCAACCCACCCCAAAAGGGCGGGCGGCGCGATCGCTTGCCGCGAAGACGGGAATCGAACCCGCGTAACCCCCAGCCCAAAAACTGGCGGCCGCTCACCACTCACACACAACGCGACCCCAACACCGAAACCACCAGCGCACGCGGCACAATGCCAGGAAATAAAGAACCGCCCTGGAACTAGGAGCGCAACACCCCAGCCGGAACGATTCGGCTACACACCCAAAGGCGCGACTAAACGCCCACAAGGCCCTTAATCAAATCAAGACGGAACCCGCTCCACCAATCGAAACCCTCACGCCCAGGGTCAACAACCGGCATCTGCCGGAACCCCTTAGTCACAAGCATCTCCCGCGCCCCAGCATCCTCGTCAACATTCACCTCAACAAACGGAACGCCCCGCTGGCGCAGCGCCCGCTTAGTCAGCGAGCACAAATGACAATTATTTTTCGTGTAAACAGTCGGCATACATTTCCTTTCCTAAGCCAACCCAAGACCCTTACGGTAATCATCCAACACGGCAACACTAGGAGCATCCCCAGCGTCAACCGGAGCCTCCAACTCAATACGAGCCTTACGACGATCAGCCTCAGTCACCAACAAACGCTCCAACGCCCGCAGAATCGAATCCAACTTCTGAGGAGAAGCAAACGCAGAAACCTTAGGCCGCTCACGCGACCACCCCGCAGCCTCCCTCTCCTTCGGACTCAACTTCGCAGCCGCCTCGTCCCAACCCGCACGAACCGCACGAGACTTCAACGCGGCATCATCAGTGCGCTTATACGCCGAATACTCATCCATCAACATATAAGCCGTAGCCCAATCCGAATCCTGCCACCAATGAACCTGCCCAGACGAAGCAAACGATTTAAACAAGCGCTTCGCAATAGGGTGCCATTTAGCGTTCGGCTTAGGAACACTCGTCGGCAACAACACGCCACGAGAAGCATCCATCCGAGACGGACGCTGATCCACCAGCTCCTCCCGACGCAACCTAACCGCCACCAGCAACACCCCCAACCAAACCAGGATGCGGTTCCACACGACGAAACCGCGAACGAACCTCCAACAACCGACGACGAGCCGCCGCCGCACCCTCACCACCAGTCTTACGACGATGATGCTCCGAACACAAAGCCCTCAAATTACCCAACGAATCATCATCATTAGGAACAATATGATCCACGTCAGAAGCCGGAGCCCCACAAACAACCCCAGACTCAACACGCCACTGACACACACCGCCATCACGCAACAACACTGCACGACGACGAGAAGACCAATCAGGCGGCAAACGACGAGACCTAGCAGAAACCCCACAAGACCACGCCACGCAAACCACCACCACACAACAAATAAAAACGGGAAGCCTGGCGCCCAACCACCAAAGCACGTAACCGCACAAGCTCAACCGCAACCCCACAAAGCAGGAGCACACGCACAGCAACGGAGCAAGACAGCGAAAGGAAACAAAAACCATCAAGCTCACCAGGACAACCCGTTAAACCAAATCCCGACCAAGGTCCACAACGAAGAACGAAGTGCTAATATACTTGACGCCGGGACGAAGACCAACAAAGACAGCAAAGGGAAAATGTTATAGCCGCTTTAGGCGGCTATGTTTAACGCTGTTCAACGTATCGCGATAAGCGATACAACACATAGCCGCTTTAGGCGGCTATGTTTAACGCTGTTCAACGTATCGCGATAAGCGATACAACACATAGCCGCTTTAGGCGGCTATGTTTAACGCTGTTCAACGTATCGCGATA